ATGAATCAGGGCCAATTGTTATTTGACCTGTACCGCCTGTCTGAGAGAAACCAAGTTATTTCTGATCATATAGCCCTGGTTGCCTTCGCAGGTATGGTAAACAGGTTACCTGAAAGTTAATTTAATTAGAAAACAATTAAATACCATGATTTATGAGCATATCTATTGCGTTCGTCGCTAGCCATTGTATAATGCGCGCTTAAGAAAATTACGGCGAATTAGCTCAGTCGGTTAGAGCAGAGGAATCATAATCCTTGTGTCCGGGGTTCGAATCCCTGATTCGCCACCAAATTGTATAAGAGCCTGAATTTCAGGGCTCTTATTTTTCACTGGTTTTTCCTTCAATGCAAACCGGCGGCATAATCCTTAGTGTGGGGGGGTGCTTGTTTTGTCACAGTCACAGCAGCAACAAAAAAGGTCTGAAATTCAATAAACACGGGCATTTGAAACAAATTTAGCATAAAAATGGGAAATGCAAAAAAATAGGCAAAAATGAGCAGATATTGAGTAATTTTGCATAATTTATGTCACAGAATAAACAGAAAACCGAGCGGTTTTGAATAACGCGCTCGGTTTTTTATTGTTTGTTTAAAGGGCTGTTAAATCTTGCGGCCGAACCACTCCACTTTGCCTACCACCTCTATATTAGCAATTGGTTTGCTTATATCAATGCCAAAGGGCTCATACGCTTCATTAGCCGACGTTACCCAAAGCATGTTGTCCGGCATGAGTTGAGTTCGCTTAACAATTAAGTTTTCGCCCATGCGCAGTACGTACAGTCCATCACCCGGCGCTTTCTTGGCGTGGTTTACCAAGATATTGTCGCCATCATTTAAAACGCCCTCCATGCTGTCGCCCTTGACCGCGATTACCGACAAATCTTTGGGATCAGCGCGTAGGTAGTTTTCAATCCAATATCGGCGGAAAGCCATTGTGAATACAGGCTTGTCGTCTTCATTGTAGCAACCATGCCCTGCGGCTGCTTTTACGTCATAGCGGGGGATAAACACAAACTCATCAATACTCACAGGCCTACCAAATACATCATAAGCCGCCATGCTTTCTTGCAAGTTCTTTGGGGTTAATGGAGCGCCCTGATTTTTGTTTGAATTCTCTCGAAATGGTTCGCCCTCACCAGTCATCAGCCATTTTAAATCACATCCAGTTATGTCATTAATTTTTAGCAATGTTTCCGCTTTTGGGAGCGTCTGCTTGCTAAAAACTTTTGATAGGCCTACATGAGACATGCCAATTTCTGTAGAAATTGAAGCAATGGTCTTATTTGGGAATAAGGAAAGTAGCCTGTCTTTAAAATTATCCATAAGTTTATTACCTCTTGTTTAGAAAATTTGGACTAAACAAAAAACTAAACAAGTAAACTTCCTTTTGTTTAAAAAACATATCTATTAAAAACAATAGTTTCTATAAATGTGTACAAAATTATCTGAAAATACAAAACAAAAGTATTGATATAGATACTCTTGTTAAGTAATATATCCACAAGTTAAACGAACAGGCGGCGCTTTCCGCCTTACTAAATGGAGTAAGTCAATATGCAAAAAAATACAGCCGATTGGCACCGCGCCGACATCGTTGCGGCACTCAAAAAAAAGGGCTGGACCATCGCTGCTTTATCAAGAGAAGTGGGGTTGAGTTCAAACACCTTAAAGACGGCACTTGCCACGCCTTACTTAAAGGGCGAGCGGATTATCGCCACCGCCATCGGCGTGCCCCCTGAGGAGATTTGGCCAACGCGCTACGAACACCGGAATTTTCACCCCGTCTTCCCAAAAGCAGTTAATGCCTGAAGTTTAATTGCAAAACCATATAAATGCACTTTTTAAAAATCGCATTCATGTTGAAAACGCCATGAGAAAAAACAGCCGAATCACCAAAAACACTAAGGCCATGAGCTTTGATCATGCCATTGAGTTGTCCGAAGTATGGGCTGATCAGCACCGCATGCCGAGCAAAAAAGTGTGCGAATTAATGGGTGTGGAATACAAAACGCTTCGCAGATGGATGATAGACGGCACGATGCCTCTTAATAAGCTTATTCAATATGAGCACCTCACCGGCTCTCAATTCATTAGCGAATATTTGTGCGTGTTTCACGGCCATAAAGTGGTGATCGACATCCCGCGCGGCAGCAAATGCAGCGTGACTGATTTGGTGCAATTGCAAACACAGCTTGCTCAAGTTGTTGCCTTGATTGCTTCATTTAATGAGGGCAAAACCGAGGCAGATGAAACCATCGCTGGTATCAATGAAAGCTTATCTGCATTGGTGTACCAGCGCGAGAACGTGAAGCGTCATGAAACTCCTGAGCTTGGATTCGACGGGGGTAATGATGAGTAACCTATATTTAACGTCTGCTGAACTTGCTGATTTGAGGCTGCCTGATTTGCCCAAAAGCAAACAAGGTATTGAGCATATCGCGAGACGTGATCAATGGCTATTTGAAAACATACCCGGGCAAGCACGCGGTGGTAAACGCAAAGTATTTGTTGTGTCGCAGCTGCCTGCCGATATTCAGGCAGCCATCCGTGCAAAGCAGACCGCGCAACTGCTTGCCGAAACAGCACCAGCACCGATGCCTGCATTGTCTGATGCTGACATCAAATCCGTTGCCGTCCCCCTGACGGATCGGCAACGCCAAGTTGAATCAGCCCGAATGGGTGTCTTGACCACTATCGACAACATTGTGGGCCAAACCGGCTGCGCAAAAGAACACGCGATTAAAACCGTTTTAACCAACGCACGCATGGTTGGTTTTGAGCAGCTTGCACGGTTGTTTGAATTGGCCCGAGACGAGCGAGGCGCAACAGGAGAGTTGCCCAGCCTGCGCACGATTAAACGCTGGTTTGCCAACCGCGATCATTTGGCACCCAAAATCAAACAAGCCGATATGAGCCTGCCTGAATGGGCGCCGCTATACCTGAAATTCTATCAAGTGCCACAAAAAGTGAGCCATCAGCATGCGTATGAGCAATTTGCCCAAGCGTTCTTGCAGACTCATCCGATGGCAAAACTGCCCAGCCCATGGCAATGCTACCGGTTTGTGCAGAAGCTGGGCAATGTCAGCAAGCAAAAAGGCCGGATTGGCGAACGTGAAATCAAATACCTGAAACCATACAAAGTGCGCGAATTTTTGCACTTAGAGCCAACGGAAATCTACACCTGTGATGGTCACACGTTTGATGCTGAAGTGCTGCACCCAGACAGCGGCAAGCCATTCCGACCTGAAATCACCACCATTGCTGATGTGGCCACACGCAAGATTGTTGGCTTCAGTGTGGATTTGGCCGAAAGCGGTACTGCCGTATTGGCCGCCATTAGCCACGCTTGCGAAACCAATGGGGTACCGGCTCTATTCTATGTCGATAACGGCGGCGGCTACCGCAACCACATGATGGCGGATGAAGCCATTGGCTTAATGGGCCGCATTGGTACATCAATGGTTCATTCGCTTGCCTACAGTTCGCAAGCACGCGGGGTGATCGAGCATTTGCATAAAACCGTTTGGGTGAAAGCGGCGCAAAGCCTGCAAACGTATATGGGCGAGCTGATGGACCCGCAAGCCAAACAGCTGGTGCACAAAACCACACGCGGGCTTTTAAAAAAGGGCATGAACTTAAAAAATGTGCCCGCTTTAGCCAATATCCAGTCGCTCAACCCAAATTTGATTCTAGATTTTCGGGAATTTGTGGCGTTCTGTGAATGGCATGTTGCGCAATACAACAACCGCCCGCACAGCAGCCTGCCAAAGATTTTGGATGTGAATGGCAAACGCCGCCACATGACACCCAATGAAATGTGGGCGCTGAAAGTGGAACAAGGTGCGCAGATTATCAAAATCGCCGATGACGAAAAATACCAACTTTTCTTGCCGCAACAAATGCGCACGGTACAGCGTGGTTGTGTGTTCTTACAAAACAACCGCTATTTCAGCCAATCACTTGACGAATACAACGGCGACACCGTGCGCGTGGCTTATGACATCCACGATGCGAATCATGTGTGGGTTTATGACGACCTTGGTCGCTTAATCTGCCGCGCGGAATGGAATGGCAACAATATTGATTACATGCCTGTGAGCGTGCGCGATCAAGCCAAAGACAAACGGGTTGATGCACAGCTGCGGCGCTTGGGCGTGAAACAAGCCACCGCAGAAGCCGCGCGTCCACAGCGTTACATCGAGCACCAAGCCAGCAGTGTGAACATGGGTGGCATCACCATCGACATGGACAAACTAGCCGAGCAGGGCGAGAAAGCCCGGCTATCGATGCGCCAACACAACGACACGGTTGACGCTGTGGTGACAAAAGAAGTGCAAAAAGCGGAATTAATCGAAGAACAAGCCGCGTGGTCAGTACCTACAGAATCCGCCGACCGTTTTGCGCTATTTGAACGCATTAAAAATCAAGCTGGGCTGCCTGAACAAGCCGCCCGCTGGGTGCAGATGTATCCCAACAGCCACGAATACAAAGCTATGAGCAAACGTGCTCACAGCATGTAAATGGGTGGCACGGGTGGCCGCCCGTGCCGAGACAAGCAACATCTCAATACTACGAGGAAATTGTAATGAAAGTCGCACCAATCAACAACCTAAACCTAGTAAGCGTCGCCATGGAGCGCCTGATTAATCGGCAGGATGGTTTGCCTGGCTTAGGTGTTTATTACGGCCCCAGTGGATTTGGCAAAACCACCACAACCGTGGCTGTGGCCATTGAAACCCGCGCTTATTACGTACAAATGCGCAGCGCGTGGAGCAAAAAAACCTTGCTGGAAAAAATCTGTTCAGAAATGTCGCTTCAGGCAGCCCGCACCGTTTCAGCCAGCCTTGATGTGATTTGTGAGCAGCTGGCTGCGAGCCAACGCCCACTCATCATTGACGAAGCGGATTTTGCAGTGACCAAAGCAGGCATGGTTGAGTTGCTACGCGATATTTATGAAGGTAGCCAGGCGCCGCTGATGCTCGTTGGCGAAGAAATGCTGCCGAATAAATTGAAAAAATTTGAGCGCTTCCACGGCCGCGTTTTGAATTGGGTACCTGCTCAACCCGTCAGCTTGGGCGATGCGCAACTGCTGGCTGAAATCTACGCGCCTAATTTGGAAATTGAAGAGCCGGTATTGAAAGAGCTTGTTGCTTTGAGCCATGGCTCCGTGCGCCGAGTAACAGTCAACCTGGTGAACATTGCCGAGAACGCGATGGTGCGCGGCATTACGAACATGACACTCAACGACCTTGATCGAACGGCGCTGTATCAAGCGAAGCCCCAAAACGCAGCCTGAGCTAAGGATACGGAAATGGAACTAACAAAACCGCAACCGACTATCTGCCAGCGCATGTATGCGCTACTGCGAAAAAATCTAAATCAGCCCATTGCAAGAAACATGATGGCCTTAGAGCTCGGAGTGGGCGCTGACAGCATCGATGACCGCTACCTGCGCCACCTTGCTGCTGCTGGCTATGTTATCAAACATCAGATGCAAAGGGGCCAGTCAAGCAAATGGCAACTAATCAAGGATGCTGGTATTGACGCGCCACGCTTTTCCGCTAATGGGTCATTAATTGTGGCCACGGGTGCGAATGAAGCGATCTGGCAAGCAATACGGATTCTGAAAACGTTTACACGCGAAGAACTGGCCGCACACGTAGCCAAATTTGCCAAACCAGAGACGGTGGCAAGCTACATCAAGGCCATTGAACCTGCAGGCTACCTGAAGCGCAGCGGATCGTACGCCCGCCCGTTGTACACACTGGTGCGCAATACCGGCCCGAAACCACCGCAAATCATGCGTGTGAAAGAGGTTTACGACCCAAATCTGGATGAAATTATGGCTCGGGAGGTGCCGGATCGTGAGTAATTGGTTAAACATTTTAGAAAGCGCCGTTGCCCGTACTTCACCGCGTGAAGTTGCTGAAAAACTGGGTTACAGCCGAGCCACCGTAAGCCTGGTGCTCAACGGCAAGTATCAAGGCAAAACTGACAAAGTGGCTGAACGGGTGCTTGAAGTGTTTGGCCAGGTTGAATGCCCGTTTGAGCAGCGTGTCATTACCCCTGCGGATTGCAAAGCCCATGCGCTGGCCAAAGCCCCGACCCATAACCCGATCAAGATGGAACATTGGCGCGCTTGCCTGCGCTGCCCGATGCGCCCAGAGGGAGAAAAATCATGACAACCAATCAACACCGCATGTGGTACTGGCTTGGCGCACTGCCCATTGCTTTGCTGTTGAGCGCTACCCCCACAGCTTGTGAGCCGCAACCAGCCGCTGCGTACCCGCGCACAGAGACGCCATCCGCGATTATGGCGCGGCTTGATGCCGAAGCGGCTGCTCAAGTCCGTGCAACAGAGCGCGCATACGCCGCCATGCCGGATGCTGAAAAAACATTGGGTGATGCAGAGGTGCAGCCATGAGACGCCGCCATTCAACCACTTTGATACGCAATATCAGCCCGGGCGAGTGGGCGCAGCGCCAGCGCCGCCGCATTAATGCTCGGCATCGCAGGGGTGCAAGCAACCAGCCAACCCGGCGTTTAAGCAATGTCGCTGATTTTTTGCCGGGCGGGAAAAACTATGTTGCTCCGACCGATAACTGGGACGGCGGTAACAGGGAGCAAAGCCATGATTAAAGCACTTTTAAAACTGGTTTTAGGTTGGCTGATTTTGATGTTTTGCTCGGCAACACTGGTTTGTTTTTACATCGATTGGCTATTAATGAAATGGGGTCACTGAAATGCAAGTAAATAAAACCATCTTGGCCACGCTGGCCGATAACGCACAAAAAACGGCCAAGGAAATTATTAAAGAAACTGGCATCCGCAACGGCTTAGTGATGGATGCACTCGACAAGATGGAGGATGTGGGCACGATTCAAAGCGACATGGTTGAAGGTGTGATTGTGTATTTCTTGCCATCGAACGCCGTTGCCCCTGCTCCTGAAATCCTGCAACCAGTTTCAACACAGGATGGGCTGCCTGAATGGGATGTTGCGGAGGCCCGTGGTTATGTATTGTCAATTGAAGGTGCATTTACTCCTGCATTAATCATTAACAGCCTTGGTAAACAGCACCAGGTGAATATTTATGCCTTATTGAGACAAATGGAAAAGCAAGGGATTCTCGAACGCGCCGAACGCGGCATGTATCAACGCACATTGGAGCAGTGTGTAGATGATGAGGCACCAGAAGAAGCCGACAGTATTTTGTCAATATTATCGACGCTTTGTACAGATGACGAGGTGCCCGGTGCTGAAGATAACGCCCCATCTCAAAATATCGTTTCAGCCGAGCCAGAGCCTGCCCCGTGCATAAACTCGCTGAATGAAAACAACACGCCGCTTTTTGGTTTGTTTAGTGATGGATCATGTGAAATCAGTGTTGACCAGTACGATATTGTGCTTGAGCAAGCGCACATGGCCGCATTAATCGCGTTTTTCGCCAGCGCATTCGGATACAAGAAAGTCGAGGCGTGAGATGGATAAGAAAACTGCTCTGGAAAAAATCAAAAAGTGTTTGCGCCTGGCTAAATCAGCCAATGAACACGAGGCCGCGCAAGCGCTGAAACAAGCGCAAGCATTGATGCGTGAGCATGGCGTAACAGACTTCGATGTCGTTCTATCAGAAGTGACAGAAGCTGGTGTGAAAACGCCAGTTGCGTGTCCACGCTGGCAACATGGTTTGTTCAATGTGTGCAAAAAGGCATTTGGTTGCGGTGGTTATATTGAAAAGGATTTTGATTATCTAGCCAACCGTTACACCGCAAGTTACAAATTTTATGGCGTGGCACCGAAGCCGGAACTGGCCAGCTATGCCTATGAAGTATTACTACGACAAATTCGGGCAGCGCGGCGGCAGTACATCGCTATTGAACTGAAGCGTGTGCGTTCTACAAAGAATAAAACCTACAGAGCAGATCAATTTTGCGAAGGCTGGGTGGTCGCAGTTCTGAATAAAGTTGAGGTCTTCGCAAACACGCTTGAAGAGCAACAAAAACTCGATTCATATTTTGCCCGACTTGGTGAAATGAAACCGACCAAAGTCCGTGGTTCAAACGTTAAAGGCAGTGTAAAAAACAGCGCAGCATATGACCGATCCAATGGCTACGCACAAGGCCAAGATGCGCAGCTAAATCACGCCATGAATGGTGGTGAAGAGCAGAAAAGATTGGGGGTGTGAGATGCGGCCAATGACACGCGAGCACCCGCTATTTGATGATGTTTTGGACACGCTTGTTACTTACATGCAGGACGATCTTGATGTGGAAATTTCAGACGTTGGACTTTTTAAAAATGATGTGGATTGTATTGAGTTGGACGACGACTTTAAAGAAGTCAGGCTGCGTATGAAACATAAGCTTGAGCAGGTGTATCCATGAAAGTCCGCTGCCCGTGCTGTGGTGCTGAAAACAGCCTCGACGCATTGATTGCCAATGAAGATGCCCGCAATGCGCTGTGGGCGCTGGCAAAAATCGGCGGCGGTATGACTAAAGGCTTAGTGATGTACCTAGGCTTGTTTCGTCCCGAAAAGTCTGTCTTGTCACAAGCACGTATGGCCAAGTTGATGGCCGAGCTACTTCCCGACATTCAGGCGCAGCGCATTCAGCGCGGCGGAAAAGTGTTTGATGCGCCGGTGGCTGCATGGGCTTGGGCATTCGGCGAATGTGTTGCTGCACGTGATTCAGGCAGCCTAAAAACACCGCTATCAGCCACGGCTATCTGTATGAAGTCTTGAGCCACTGGCGTGGCCAAACCAGCCAGTTTGTTGATGCCGCACCTGCGCAGACTAAAGCAGACAGCAGCATGGTCGCCGGTCTGAAAGCATTAGAGCAAATGAAATGAAGGTATTTATCAGGCAAGAAATCATTTCGGGCTTGCAGCTGCTGTACACGCTGCGCTTGCCCGGCGCCCCGCCTGCCGAAGCACTGACAGCCACGGCGCAGGGCTGGATGACGGCATTAAGCGAGCGCACGGCCGCATGGGATGAGCAACTGGACGCAAGCCGCATCAATAAAGCCTTTGCCACCTTGGCTGCAGAGGCAACTCGGTGGCCACCGCCAGCAGCATTAATTGAACGCATACCGCAGCGCCCGGCGGTTAAAAAATTGGAGCACAACAAGCGGCAAACACCAGAGCAAAAAGCGCACGGAAAAGCCAATTTACAACGCATTCAAACACTTATTAATCAAGTTTTAACACGAAAAGGAATATGACATGGCAGCAAAACAGAAACTCCGCCACCGCACCGAGGCTACGCCTGCACTGGCACAAACCCGCGATGAAGTGACTGCAGCGATAAAAGAACTGGGTGATTTAGCACGCGAAAAAACGTGCATTCAAGCAGAAATGAACGATTCGATCGCTGCGTTGCAGAAAGCAACGGCTGAAAAAGTAGCGCCGTATGACGAAAAAATCGAAATATTGATGTCAAGCATCACCGCATGGTGCACTGCGAACCGAGATTCAATCACGGAGGGCGGCAAAGTGAAGTTCGCCGACTTCATCACAGGCAAAGTATTTTGGCGCTGCAACCCACCCAAAGTGAGCATTCGCGGTCAAGACGCCGTGTTGGCTCTGCTTGAGCAGAACGAGGCGTTGGCTCGCTTTATTCGCATAAAAAAAGAGATCAACAAAGACGCAATACTCAATGAAGCCGACTTGTTTGTTAAAAAACCGGTGCCGGGTTTAAGTATCGTTCTGGGTAAAGAATTCTTTATGATTGAACCACATAACCAAGAACTACCGGAGGTGTGATTATGCCGAATTACTGCACAGGTCCGCTGAAAATACGCGGTAAAAAAGAAAATGTCTTGAAATACATGAACGAATGTATTGCTGGGTATAGCTATGCTATTGGTGAGTATAACGATTTGATTGTTACAAAGAAAGACGTGCCCGCGCAGGCTGGGTACATCCTGTCTGATGGCTGCCTGAAAGGCGCACAGCGCTGCTTTGCTCAATGCCAGCCAGAGCTTATAGAGCTTGATGAAGATAATGACTCTATCATCGTAATGATTAACAAAATCGATTGCGCTTGGGTATTTGACATCGAGGGCTTTAAAAGGTTATCTGCAAAATATGAAATTAATTTTAAATTCTTCGGCTTTGAGAGCGGTATGGAATTCAATCTTGATGTTGAGATTATCAATGGCGTGGTAATCAAGGCTGAAGAAATCACGTTTGAAAATTATAGGTGGGAGTGCCTTTATCCCACTTTTGGAGGTTAGATATGGCCCGCGTAACCATAGAATTGATTGACATAGACAACGGCGTATTTGTGAAAGTTGGCGGCGCTGGCCCGACAGCTGAAGACGAAAAGCCCACAAAAGCACAAGAACTCGCTTTTTTTGCACTTAAATTTATTGATGATAGGTATAAACGAGCGACCGGCAGAGATGCCGAAAAAACCACTTTGTGTTAACCCCACAGCGGCAGGGTTTGCCGCTATAATCCCCAACTTTTTTGGAGTACCACATGAACAAATCTGAACTAATTGCCGCTGTTGCTGAAAAAGCCGGTATCACTAAAACCCAAGCAGATGCTGCTTTGACTGCGATTACTGATAATATCGCGGGCGTGTTGGTCCAGGGCGAAACCATCACTCTGCCGGGATTCGGTACATTCAGCTTGGGAGAACGCGCGGCTCGCACTGGCCGCAACCCAAAAACCGGCGAAGCCTTGGAGATTGCCGCCAGCCGCGCTGCAAAATTCAAACAAGCCAAAGCATTAAAAGAGGCTTTAAACGCCGATTAAAAAGCGATATTTCAGACAGCCCCGCTATATGCGGGGCTTTTTTTGTGTAAAAAATACGCACGACTTACTCCGTTGGCGAATTACATGGCATTTATTTTGATTGATAATTTACCCAAATAAAACAAATACATCACTGGGTTAAAAATGGCAACTTCTCAAAATCGCCGCGGGCTGATCGCAAAAATCAAAATTGGCCAAACGCAACTTGGGCTTGATGACGCGACTTATCGCGCGCTGCTTGAACGCGTAACCGGGCACCGATCTTGCACTGAAATGGATGTTGGCCAGCTCGAATCAGTACTGGCAGCCATGCGCAGCCAAGGCTTCACACCAACATCACCCACCAAACACAAACGCCCGAGTGCGCGTACCTCGGCAGACCCAATGCTGCGAAAGGTCGGCGCTTTGCTCGCCGATAACAAATTGCCGTGGAATTACGCACACGGCATGGCACGCAAAATGTTCCGCGTTGATCGCGTGCAATGGCTAAATGATGAGCACATGCACAAATTGATTGCCGCTTTGCAGATTTATGCCAACCGCCGAAAGGATTGATCCATGACTGAATTGGAATTGGCCAAACAGCACTTGCCCGCAATTGTGTGCGACATTGCCGAGATTATTGGCTTTCCAGCGACCGAGGCGCTGGTCAAGGCGATTGGCGGCACATCGTTTGCGTTCGGTGTGGGCATACGTGAAACAGAGCGCCTGCGCATTTTATACCGAGCAATTGGGGAGCAGAAAACCCACCAGTTGCTGTCTGTATTCCGCGGCAGCCGGGACTATATTCCGCGTTGTGAAAAAGCGCTGCGCTTGCTGCGAAATGCTCGTTTTAAAAACGATTACCTGCGCATGACCGAGCTGGACGGTGCCAGCGGGGTTATGGCGATTCAGACTTTATGCCCGAAATACAATATCAGCGACAGAACCGCTTATGACATCATTCGCAGCCACACCGATCCGGTTACCCACCAGCGGGATTTGTTTTAACCCGACCCACTGAAGCGCTTCTACTCTAGTTAAACCCCGCCTGCGCGGCAAACTGAATCCCAGTAAACCATCACTGGGATTTTTTTATGAGCACCAAAATCATCACCATCACCGCCGGGCATAGCAATACCGACCCCGGCGCAGTCAATGGCGCCAACCGCGAGGCTGATATTGCAGCTGATATGCGCAATATGGTGGCCCATTATCTCGCACAAAAAAACATCTATACGCGCACAGATGGCGAAGGCAAAGGCAATCTGGATTTGAATAAAGCCATCAAGCTGATAGCAGGTAGCGCTGTTGCTGTCGAATTTCACTGCAATGCCGCAGCAAATAAGACCGCGCGCGGGGTTGAAGCCTTGGCGCAAAGCAAAGACAAACTGTTGTGCCAAAAATTATGCAAAGCCGTGGCTGATGTGACCGGCAGCCCGTTGCGTGGCGATAAAGGTTGGCAACCGGAAAACGCAGGCCAGCACCATCGGCTGGGTTACGTGCGCAATGGTGGCATCATTCTTGAGCTGTTTTTTATCAGTAATGATGCTGAGTTGGTGGTGTGGCATGACAAAAAATGGCTGGTGGCCAAAGCGGTAGCTGGGGTGCTGGCGGAGGTGGCCGAGTGAGTATCAAAACTATACTCAAATGGCCGCTGGGCTTGATTACAAACCCCGGCACCGGCGCAATCAGCCACTCAAAGCTTTGGGCCAATGTGGCCGCTGCCACGGGCACTTATAAATTTGTGGTTGAGCCTGCGCCGCCTTATGAGGTGTGGATTGCGTATTTGGGCTTGGTGGGCGGTTATGCAGTGGCGCGGCGCTGGATTGCAGCAAAACAGCAAGAAAAGGAAACCAATGATGCTTAATTTCTTAACGGTTTTATCGGCTTTTGCACGCCAATACTGGCAGTTGATTGTAGCGGTTGTTGCAGCCATTGCCCTTTATTTTAGTGGGTATCAATCGGGCAAAGAAAGTATTCAGGCTGAGTTGTCGGCGCTCAAGCAACAGTATGCACAGCAAGCTGTTGCCGCGCAGGCTGAATACAACCAGACACTGGCTAAAGCCAACGAAGCTGCCGCGGCATGGCAAACCCGCGCGGCACAGGCCGATCAAGAGCTGGCTACGGCAAACAACCAAACCCGCGAGCGTGCGGCAGAAACCAAGAAAGGGATTAGTGATGCGATTGCAAAAGACAAAGCTGATAGCCAGTGCATTGATGGCTTTGGCGCTAACGGCTTGCAGCAATACAAGCGCGCCCTCGGTTATTAAAACCGTTGAAGTGCCCACGATGCCAACCCCGCCAGGTGCTTTGCTGGTAGCACCCGTGCGCCCAGCTGCACCGGCTGCAGGCGATACCAAGACCATCTTAGAGCATGCGGCAGATTTTGGCGTGTATGTCGGCGAATTGGAAAACCAAAATAAGGCGTGGAGGAGCTGGGCCACGGGTGGTGCTAAATGAGTGCGAAATCGTATCGTGAATTAGCCAACATGATTTTGGCACAAAAGCACATGGATATTGAATATGGCTTGCGCAAAATGGATGAGCAGGAAAGCTTTATTGCAGCGGTGGCTGAAAAGCTGACGCGCACGAGCTGGGTGCACCACATGCGCATGGACAGGCATTTTGATGTGACGTTTGTGCTGCAAGCTGGCTGGATTGCATTGCCACACCAGAAACAAGCCATTGAACAGCATTTAAGCGCCGCATTTGATGTTGAGCAAGATGGCCAAGCGCTGGTGGTGGCCGACCCGAAAAAAGACTGGCTTCAGTGCCGCGTCGTGTTTGGAGGTGACGAATGAACGCAATCAGCTTTGAAGTGGCCTTTAGTGCTGTCTTTGGTTTACTCACCAGCGCGCTGTGGGCTTGGGTAAATTCCATTTCAAAACGCATTAGCCAGAGCAGCGAAGAATGCAAAGAGTTGCGTCAGGACATCAATAACGTGCGGCTAGCTTACCAAAGCCGGGATGATGCGCGCCGTGAGAATGAGCAAATTACTGGTCTACTCAAAGAAATTCGCGCTGACTTAAAAGAAGTATCAGAAAAATTGGATAAGAAAGCAGACAAATAATGACCATGACAAATGACCCATTATTGGCTCAATTAAACCGCATTGAGCAAAAACAAGACACGATTATTGAAAACCAAACAGTGGTCAATGAACGCCTCGATCAGATTCACAAAGACTGTAAGCGCACAGCATTGGTAAACGGCGCGGCCGCTGGCGGGCTGGCTGGTGGTCTGGTGACCACGGCGATTGAGCTGCTGCGCGTGAAGTTTGGTGGCTGATATGGCGCACCCGAAAGAAACCCGCGAAAAAGTACGGCGCCTCTATGTGTTTGAACAGCAGCCGCTGGAAATGGCGGCGGTGATGGCCAGTGTGGCCATTGGCACTGCGCGGCGCTGGAAAGAAGCGGACAAACAGCTGGGCGATGATTGGGACAAAGTGCGCGCGGCACACACCATCGCTGGCGGTGGGCTTGAGGAATTGAGTCGTTCGATCTTGACCGGATTTTTGGTGCAGTACCAGGCAACAATGGAAAAAATCAATGCAGATGAAGAGCTGCCCGCAATGACAAAAGTGGAGATGCTGACCAGCTTGGCTGATGCGTTTACCAAAACCACTGCCGCGAGCCGCAAGGTGTTGCCTGAAACCAGTCAGCTGGCCACTGCTATTGAAGTGCTGGATATGCTGGGTAAGTTTGTGCAACAAAAATACCCCAAGCATCTGCAAGCATTTGTTGAAATGCTGCAGCCGTTTGGGGCGGAGATTCAGAAGCGGTTTGGTTAGCTGCTTATTGCAGTCTTTATGACTCCGAGCATAACCGCCCACGGAGCGTTTTCAATGGCAAGCTCAGTGATTCTGGTTAATGCAGAATCTTTAATGGTCGAAAGCGAAGATTTGTAGTGTTCTTTTTCTTCAGAGGGTAAATCGGAGGCATCGATTTTGGCAGTTAGCAAATCTTTGATGGTGTCAGAGTGCAGCTTAACCGTGACAATCCCGAGAATAGCCGATAAGCCGCCATCATCGGCTAGAAAATCAATGCCTTTTGCTGTGGGCTTAGTTAGCGCCCAAATTGCTGATGGCATGCTTTCCCCATAGCATTGGGATTGCTTGAGTGAAATAAGTCCATGTTCATCTAAATATAAAAGATTACCAACAACCTGCTTTTCCCCATGTTCTTTAACTTGCTCATCATAGAAAGATTGAGCAGGGCATTCGGGAAATTCATCTGTTAAATTTTGCAAGAGTTTAAGCTGTAATTTACGATCAATATACATTGGGACACCATAAAAAATGAAAAACAAAGAATTTCAAAAAAACCTAGCCGAAATCGCTGCAAATCTGCGTCGCATGATTGAAGCCGAGGTTGTGGGTTTCGACCCAGAACCGGCAGCGGTGGCCGAGCGTCGCGCGAAGGTGTTCGACCCAGTGCACGGGTATGAATTCTTTGTGAACACCTATTTCCCACATTACATCAAAAGCTCAGAGCGCTCGGAACTACACCGCTATTTATACACCAGGCTGCCTGAAATTGTCAGCAGCAAGGATGGCGAGAATGAAGCCATTGCCGCGCCGCGTGGTGAAGCCAAATCAACGATGGTGACGCAGCTGTTTACGCTGTGGTGCATTGTGACCCAGCAGAAGCACTACATTGTGATTGTAATGGACAGCATTGACCAGGCTTATCCGATGCTCGAAGCGATTAAAGCCGAGCTGGAGTTTAACCCGCGTTTAAGCACTGATTTTGCCGAAGTGACTGGCGGTGGACGGGTGTGGCAAGCCGGTACGATCGTGACCGCCAATGACATCAAGGTTCAAGTAGCCGGTTCAGGAAAAAAGCTGCGCGGCTTGCGCCATGGCCCATATCGTCCTGATTTGACGGTGTTGGATGATATTGAGAATGACGACCAGGTGCGCAATCCAGAGCAACGCGACAAGCTGCAGGGTTGGCTGACCAAAACCATCATGCCTTTGGGTGGTGTTGGCCAAAAGTACGATGTGGTCTATATCGGCACGATTTTGCACTACGACAGTGTATTGAGCCGCACGCTCAAGAATGAGTATTGGCACACGGCACGCTTCAAAGCCATGATCCGGTGGCCAGACAATATGGTGCTGTGGGACCGCTGGGAAGAGCTGCACCGCAACGAAGGCAAAGAAGTAGCCACCGCTTTTTATGAAACCAATAAAACCGAGATGCTGGCCGGTGCTGTCACCAGTTGGGCTGCGCGTGGCGTGTTGGCGTTGATGATTATCCGCGCTAAAAACGGCCACTTGGCTTTTGATTCAGAGTATCAAAACGACCCACTGGCGGGCGATGCTGCGCCCTTTGCCAATGCCATTCAATTTTGGGTAAATCGGTTAAATGAATGGGTATTTTACGGCGCTTGCGACCCGAGCCTCGGCAAAGCGGGCAATGCTCGCGACCCGTCTGCACTGTTGGTGGGTGGTTTTAATCGCAGCACAGGCGTGCTCGATGTAGTTGAAGCGTTGATTAAAAAGCGCCTACCTGACCGCATCATTTCAGACGTGATTGAATTGCAACGCGAGTATCGCTGCTTGGTGTGGGCTGTGGAAACAGTGCAGTTTCAAGAATTTCTCAAGACTGAATTAGTAAAGCGTTCGGCAGCGATGGGTATTCCGGTACCGGCACGCGGCATCAAGCCGATTACAGACAAAATGCTGCGAATTGAAGCCCTACAGCCGCACATGGCCAACGGCCTGATTCGTCTGCATCCAGGTCAAGTCACGCTGATAGACCAGCTTCGTCACTTCCCTATGGCCGACCACGACGACGGCCCCGATGCGCTACAAATGCTGTGGATGTTGGCCACAACCGGTAGCGCACCGATCGAATGGCAAAGCGTTCACGATGATGATTTTTCTGATATGCGCAGTAAATGGAGATAACCCACATGGCCAAGAAAAAGAAAGACAAAAGCAAGGTTGAAAAGGTAGCGCTGCCTGCCGATTTGCAAACATCGGCGGCACGCATTACTGAAGTCACCCGCGTTTTAAGTGACCACCCGTCGAACAGCATCACACCATCTAAGTTGAAAAGCCTGTTTGATGATGCGGAGAATGGCGACATCACGGCGCAGCATGAGCTGTATATGGACATTGAAGAGCGAGACAGTGCCATTGGTTCTGCTGTGGCCACGCGCAAGAATGCAATATTGACTTTGGATTACCGCATTGCCCCGCCACGTAACCCAACACCCGCTGAAGATAAGCTGGCTGAAGCCGCAGACGAGCTGATTGATGGCATTGATGGCTTTGAAGATTTACTGCTCGACATGATGGATTCAGTTGGCCATGGCTTTGCCCCGATTGAGATTGAATGGGAAATGGTCAACGGCTTGCACTTGCCGGTGTCATTTACCCACCGCCCGCAAGCGTGGTTCCGTTGGGATAAAGAAGATGGCTATTACTCAAAACGCCAGATAACCAACAGGGCGAAACATTGTGGCCACTGGGCTGGGTGGTGCACAAGCACAAAAGCCGCAGCGTGCAAGCGGCGCGAAATGGTTTATTTCGTACACTAGCTTGGCTGTATATGTTTAAGCATTATTCATCCAGTGATTTTGCCGAGTTTTTAGAGCTCTACGGCATGCCCATTCGGATTGGTAAATACGGCGCTGGTGCCACTGAAAAAGACAAAACCACGTTGCTGCGCGCGGTGGCGGAAATTGGACACAACGCGGCGGGCATTATGCCTGATGGGATGGAGATTGAAATTATTCAGGCGGCGAGCGGCACCAGCAGCACCAATAATCCGTTTATGACCATGATAGATTGGTGCGAGAAATCGGCGGCGCGATTGATACTTGGCCAAACGCTCACCAGTGGCGCTGATGGCAAATCAAGCACCAATGCTCTGGGTCAAGTACACAACGAAGTACGCCGCGATTTGATGGTGTCGGATGCAAGCGCCTGGCACAAACCATCACCAAGCAAATTATCCTGCCGTATTTGATGGTGAACTTCCCCGGGGTTGATCCACGCCGTGTGCCATCATTTGAATTTGATACCCGCGAGGTTGCCGACTTAGCACAATTTGCTGACGCGCTGCCGAAATTGGTGGATGTGGGCGTACAGATACCGGAGCCTTGGGCGCGTGAAAAACTGGCCATTCCCGATGCGCAAGACGGCGAGCAGCTTTTGGCCACCGCAGCCCCAACGGCCCAAGCAGCCTTGACTGGACGCATGCCAAGCTGCTCTTGTTGCACTGGTAGTAAAACTGCAGCGCTGTCAGCAAACACTGGCGCGCGACAAACACCACAGCAGTTGTTAGATGGTGTGGTGGATGAAGGCATGTTGGTACCGGATTTTAATGCCCAATTAAACCCTGTTTTAAAACAGGCCACAGCTGCCGTCATGGGCTGTGACAGCTATGAGGAAGCGAGCACGGCTTTAACTGCACTGTTCCCGACGATGGACAATAAAGAGTTACAAGGCTATATGCAAAAGGCGCTGTATCTGGCTGATTTACTGGGGCAAGCCGATGCCCAAGCTTAGTTTTGCGCTGGATTTGCCGCCGACCAAGGCCATAGATTGGTTGAAAGCCAAAGGCGTGACTACACAAAGTTATCGTGAGCTCACAGCCAGTGAATTGGCAAAAGTGGTTACGGTATCGCGCATTACTGACTTAGACATGCTGCAAAGCATTAAAGACGCGATGGTGAAGTCTGCAGCCGAAGGCACGCCGTTTTCGACATTCAAAAAAGAATTACTGAACCACATGCAGACTGCAGGCTGGCTTCATCCAGACGGCAATGGCGGCAAAGAAATCATCGACCCAAAAAGCGGCGAAGTGTATGGCGCACCAAGGCGATTAGAAACCTTGTACCGCACCAATATGCAGAGCGCTTTTAGCGCCGGGCAATACCAAACCTACATGGGCAACATCGACAATCGCCCGTATTGGCAATACAACGCGGTCGGCGATTCGCGCACACGTCCGTCCCACTTGGCTATGTCTGGCTTGGTGTATCGCTACGATGACCCATTTTGGGCGACGTTTTATCCGCCTAACGGCTACAACTGCCGCTGCTCTGTCACTGCCTTGGCCGAACGCGATGTCACCAGGCGAGGCTTGATTGTCGGCGAAAGTACTGAAAGCAATTTTATTGAGACCAACAAGATTTACAACAAGCGGGGCGATACCTACCCAACCAAGGCATACAAAGCACCGGATGGCACTGTTGTGACCACAGACCGCGGCTTTGATTACAATGCCGGGCGCATGAACTACCGCCCCGATTTAGATCGCTACGATCACACACTGGCCCAGGTGTTTGCCAAGGCCGACATGACGGGACCCGAGTTTAAAGCGGGTTTAAAGCAGCTTCAAAACGAGTTTGAACAAGTCAAAAATCGTTTGGGCGTGGATGGTAAGCCAACCTCATTCGAGCGAATTAGCATACGCAATACGCTATCACGGCAACTGAAATTTGCTGCAGGCGTGCTGTCACATGAAAATCAAAAGGCGATGGGTGTTGGCCGCGCTACGGCGTGGCTATCAGACGATACATTGATTAAGCAAGTGGATAGCCGAACCGGACAGAATTTTGATGCAGCGGTTTATGGCTTATTGCCGGATGTGATTGCTGAACCGGATTACATTTTCAAAAGCGGTTCTGTCTTTTCACTGTTGAAGAAAGCAGACAAGCACATGCTGTTGGCGGTGATTAAATATGTTGGCAAAGCGGATGAAATATATGTGCAGTCTTACAGATACGCGGGTAAAGATGAATTGAAACGGCTGCTGGAAAAGCAAGAAACAGTAAAGGCCACTGGGTAGGTCTGCCGCTATCCTACACACGCTCATGCAAAGCAAGGCTGCGGTAGGCAGATTCACCGCTTTTCCAGTGGCCATAGGAGCATCATAACATGGCATACATTGAAATCAAAATCAGTAATGAAAACGAAGTATTGGCCCAAATTGAGCGGTTGATTGATGGGGTAACCAACCTGTCACCGCTGATGCGCAATATTTCAGGCACGATGTACAGCGCCGTGATGCAAAACTTTGATGCTGGCGGGCGGCCTGCATGGCTCGGGTTGAAATACCGGGTGGGCAAGCCGCTCACCGACACTGGCCGCCTGCGCGGTAGCATCAGTGAGTATTCAGACAATGGCAGCGCAGTTGTCGGCACCAATAGTATTTATGCAGCAATTCACAACTTCGGCGGCCAGGCTGGTCGCGGGCGATCAGTTACCATACCTGCGCGCCCATTTATGATGATCACGCCCCAGGACGAGGCCGACATTTTGGATGATGTACAAAAGTATTTCCAAAGCATTATGCATTGATTATCTTAAATCGACATAAACGCCCGCTGTGGCGTTTTTTTATGTTTTAGCGGCCATCATGCGTAAAACAAGAAATAACGGGTTTTAAACACCCTTTAAATACCCTGTGCGCGATTTATAAACTGGTGCGCTCATTACAAATCACACAATCTCAGTTTGTGGGCCAACATCCCACTGAAGCTCTTCCACTCTATGCGGCCAAATGGTCTGCGTAAAAATGCCAGCATCGACAGGAAAACCACCGATGCCACGCAAAAAACAATTGGCCCTCGCGGCACTTACATTTGAAATTCAGACAATCGGAGAAGGCGCGCCAAAATCATCACGCGTCCAGCTTTTGCCTTATGGCGAGTTTCGCTCAGCTACGGACAGTCGGCCAACTGATGTACCCGCTTGGTTCCTGACTGAAGAAAACGGCCATGATGTGGCCAAGCTGGCTAATGCGGCGCAAAACGATTTGGTCATTGATTATGAGCACCAAACGCTCAACAAAGAAACCAACGGACAACCGGCACCGGCGGCAGGATGGATGAATTATTTTGAGTTCACGCCGCAAGGATTGTTTGCTGATGCCAACTGGACGGACAAAGCGGCGCAGATGATTGCGGCTCGTGAATATCGTTATATCAGCGCGGTTTTTGCATATGACACCCAAGGCTATGTGCGCAAGCTGTATCACGCGGCATTAACCAATTTCCCCGCACTGGATGGCATGGACGAAATATTGGCCGCTGCCAGCGCACAGTTTTTAACCCCACCCAACCAGAAGGAAAACCCAATGGACTTAGTAGCTTTGTTGCGCCAGGTGTTTCAAACACCCGAAGCAACTGAAGATGAGATGAAAGCAGCGTTATCGGCGCTGATTGAAAAACAAAAGCAGCAACCCGTTGCGTTGTCTGCTGTGTTTGATGAATTGCAAACCCGTGATACCAAAATTGCTGCTTTGACAGCCGATGGTGGCAAGCAGCCCGACCCAGCTAAGTTTGTGTCGGTAGAAGTTATGAAAGATTTGCAGACCCAAATTGCAGCGTTGAGCGCGCAAATCAATGGCGATAAGGCCAGCACCGTCATTGCCGATGCCTTGGCCTCGGGTAAGTTGCTACCGGCCCAAAAAGATTGGGCGGCTGGCTTGGCCAAAACCGAAGGCGGCTTGGCTCAGTTGACTGCTTATCTGGGCACAGTGACACCAGTAGCAGCTTTGGGCGGTACGCAGACTGCCACGCAGCCGCCCGCAGGTGACAAAACAGTGGCACTGACTGCAGAGCAAACTGCGGCCGCAAAAATGCTCGGCATGTCTGACGTCGAATATCGAACTCAAGTACTGGAGCAGAAATAATGAATAAAACCGCTATTTTGGAAGCATTAACCATCGCATTCCGCAAGGAATTCGCCGCTGGCTTAAAGCATCGCGACCCAAGCTGGTCGGTTATCGCCATGAAAATTCCGTCAACGACGGCCGTCAACACTTATGCCTGGTTGTCTGCATTCCCACAGATGCGTGAATGGGTCGGCGAGCGACAGATTCAAAAGCTTGGCAAAGAAGCGATGTCTATCACCAACAAGCTGTATGAATCAACGGTGAGCATCGCCCGTACGGATATTGAAGACGACCAAGTCGGTATTTACCGACCTGTGATGCAGCAAGCTGGCGTAGCCGCCGCTGAGTTGCCTGACGATTTGGTGTGGGGCATGTTGCCATCTGGTAAATCTACGCTGGGTTATGACGGCCAAAATTTCTTTGATACCGACCACCCGCTTTATCCGAATGTCGATGGCAGCGGCGTGGCCACCATGCAGTCAAATTTGACTACAGGTGCCGCTGCTGATGCGCCAACTTGGTACATCATTGACGACAGCAACGTGCTGAAGCCGATGGTATGGCAAGAACGTACTGCACCGGAATTTGAAACCAAGTTTGACCCTTCAAAATCGGACAAGGTGTTCATGGAAGATGCCTATTTGTACGGCATTCGGGCGCGCGGTAACGCTGGATTTGGCTTGTGGCAACTGGCGCATATGGCTGAAAAAACGGCACTTACAAAAGAAAATTTGGCCGCGGTGGTGGCGAAGATGAAAACCATCAAAGCCGATGGTGGCAAGACGCTCAAAATCAATCCAACCAAGTTGATTGTGCCGCCTGCTTTGGAAGAAGACGCACGCAAAATTTTGGAGCAAACCATTCAAGACGGCACCACCAACATCTGGGCCGGTCGCTTGGAATTGCATGTTGAGCCGCAGCTGGCCTAACCATTGACCGGGCGGCGGGAGCCGCCCACAGGAGACGAGAATGGCAAAAGCCGAAACCGCTGCTGAAAAACGCGCACGCATAGCGGCAGAAAAGCAAGCCGCTGCAGAAGCAAAAGCCGCCGCCGAAATCAAGGATGCGGCTGAAAATGAACCGCCGGAGCCAGTGGCCACCGAGGAAATTATTGAAGATGGCTACCCAGCCAACATTCACGAAGCCGAAGTGATGGCCGTGCGTACCCGTAGCGGTGGCTCATTTTGGCGCGGCGGGCTGCAATTTGGGCAAGAGTGGCGCGTGCTCAACCGCTCCGAGTTGTTGAATGAACGCGATTGGACACGCATCGCGGCAGACCCACAGCTTGAAGTGCGCGGCGTGACCTTGCGTGCAGCCCAGGATGCTACGCAATGAATTATGCAACGGTAGCGGATATGGTTGCTCGGTTCGGTGAATTGGAAGTGATGCAAATCACCGACCGTAACCAAGACAATCAAATTGACCATGACGTTGCTGAAGTGGCTCTTGCCGACGCTACGGCAGAAATCAATGGTTATCTGGGTCGCTATCCGCTGCCGTTTGTTGAAGTCCCGCCCATCCTCACCCGCTTATGCTGCGATATTGCCCGCTATCGCTTATGTGCCACTAACGGGGTAAGCATCACCGAAGAAATCGAACGGCGCTACAAAATTGATGTTCTGAAGCTGCTCGAAGGTTTGGCCAAAGGCGATGTTACTTTGGGTATTGAGGCGGATGGCGACCAAGTGGCCAGCGGCGATACGGTGCAATTTGTGAACAACAAAAACCGGGTGTTTGCACGTGATAACTGATATTGAAACCGCCATCGTGGATCGTTTGGCCAAAGGCTAGGCAAATTGGTTCGCCAGGTCAAAAGCTACGGCGGTGAGCTGGACAATGAAAACTGGGCCAATGCAATCAAGCAAGTGCCCTGCTGTTGGGTGACCTATGGCGGTGCCAAGATTGACACCAAATCCACATCTAAGCAGCTGTATGAGCAGACTGCCACGATGGTGGTGATGGCCGCCAGCCGCAGCCTGCGCAGTGAGCTTGCAGGCCGCCAAGGCGGTTTAGACAAGCGCGAAGTGGGCAGCAATGATTTGATATTTGCTGTTTTGCGATTGTTATCTGGCCAACGGCTGGATGAAAAGCTCAACAGCTTTGGTTTGGTACCCAAAAAAGTGCGCACGATTTTGAATAATGCCGTGGTTCAAAACGGTGCGTTGAGTGTTGTGGCTATTGAATTTGAAGCAACTTGGAATTTCACAGCACTGGAAAGTGGTCGCTTCCCAGAAGAAACGACAGATAAGGCCAATCCTGATTATGTATTCACGCAATACCAGGGCGAATTGTCCGACCCATACCCTGAATTTTTGCGGATGGATTCTTTGATTTTTGATGATAAGTTAGGCGCGCAAGTACACAGCGAGCTACGACTTAACGAGGAGCAGCCATGAAAGTAAAAGCCGCAGATGGTTTGCGCGTACCGCTGGAAAAACGCGTGCATGACTATATTGAAGACAAACTGGTGGAAGTGTCGGATACGGTGTATTACCGCCGCTTGCTCGCAGATGGTGATTTATGCCTGGTCGTTGATGTCACCGAGGCCGAAGCCGCCACCAAGACAAAAGGAGCCAAATAATGGCTAATCAAGTTTCTTTTGACACAATCCCGAGCAGCATCCGTGTGCCGGGCCGTTATATTGAATTTAACACCCGCAATGCGGTTCGCGGCTTGCCACAGAATCCACAAAAGATGTTGCTGGTGGCGCCAATGTTGTCAGCGGGTAAACAAGCGGCGCTAGAACCCGTGCAGTTATTCAGTGACGCTGATGCTGCTGATTTATTTGGCTCTGGTTCGTGGGCGCATCGATGTGTGACGCAGGCATTTACCAATAACGCTTATTTGGATTTGACAGTAATTGGCGTTGCCGATGCAGAGGCTGGGGTCGCCGCAACAGGCAGCGTTACATTCACGGGCACCGCAACAAGTGTCGGCGTGGCCACAGTGACCATTGGTGGTACTGCTTACCAAACCTCAATCTCCAGTGGCGACACAGCGGCTGACATTGCTACCCGACTGCGCACAGTGGTTAACGTGCCTGACACGCAGGTTACCGCCGCCGGTGCGGCCGGAACGCTGGCATTAACAGCCAAGAACAAAGGTGCTATTGGCAATGAAATCAGCGTGAGCGCCACCTGTACCGCCAGCGACATTTCTTTTGCTGTAACTGCTTTTGCCAGCGGAGATGTAAACGGCGATATTGGCCCAGCACTGGATGTGGTGGCTGGTAAACGCTATCAGGTGATATGCAGTGCATTTACCGATGATGCGAATGCAGCCAAGTTATCAGATCACATTGAGGCAGTATCCAACGCCATTGAAAAGCGTGGTTGTATCGGCGTCATGGGCTGGCGTGGCACCTTGGCCACCGGCACGACTTTTGCGGGCAAGTTGAATGATGGTCGCATTACGGTGGCGTGGTACAAAAAAGCCATCGAGGGCAATGCGGTTATTGCTGCAGGCTACGCTGCCGTTTTGGCTTATGAAGAAGACCCAGCAAAGCCGTTGAATACCCTTGAAGTCAAAGGGCTAACCGTAACACCAGATTCAGATTGGCCTCTTTACGCTGAGTTTAACAGTGCTTTATACAACGGTTTAACGCCGCTGGAAGTAAAGTCAAACAAAGTGCAAATCATGCGTGCCGTGTCCACTTACACCACCAACGCCACCGGCACCGATGACCCAGCATTGCTCGACATCACCACCATCCGCACGCTGGATTATGTACGCGATGCAGTGGACCAGCGCATTGCCTTGCGTTTCCCTCGCGACAAGCTATCCAGCAAAACGCCGCGCAGGGTGAAGTCTGAAATTCTGGATGTGCTGCTTAAATGTGAAGATGCAGAAATTCTGGAAGAAGTGATGGCCAACAAAAACTTGCTGGTGGTACAGCGCAATGGCTCGGATGTAAACCGGTTGGATGCCATCATCCCTGCCGATGTGGTTAACGGCTTGCATGTTTTTGCGGCCCGGATTGACCTGTATCTGTAACCCATGAAGCCAAGATAGCCATGCCGGGTTATCTTGGATAACACGAAAGGACACAACATGAGTGACGCTATTTATGCGGGCGCGGTGATTATGGAAGTAAACGGCACTGAAGTTGAGATTATCAGCATCAAGCCAAGTACCACCACCGGTCGCAAGCCAGTTAAAACGATGAACCGTCGTGGCAAAGTGCGCGGTTACGCAGACGGCGTGACTGAATACAAATTGAGCCTGACTGCGGCCATTCCGATCGACGACACCAAAATCGACTGGGACAACATTACCAATGCGAAGATTACGATTTTCCCGATCAATAAGGAAGATGCTCGAATCAGCTACATCGGCTGCACTAGCTCCGAATGTTCGGAACAGTATGAAGTCGATAACGAGGCTCGCATTGATATTGAAATGTTTGCGTTGGATAAGGTGATTGAATGATGCGTGTAACTGGTCAATTTACATTCGGCTTGGAATACCAAGGCAAAATTTACTGTGATTATTCTGTTCGGCCGCTCACTATTGGTGGTGAGTTGGCTGCTATGGATGCATTGGAACAGGTAGCCGAGCCAGCGGGATCATCCGAGGTGCGACAAACCATCGTAGAGACACTGGCTTATTGGACGCAACAATTGACAGTTCCCGGTATTCCAGCTGAGGCTTTATCAATCTCCTTTCTAATGGATAATTTGGCATCTGAGGATTACCAAGCAATCTTAGATAGTATTGAGTGTTTGCGGGTAAAGTCTCCAGCCGCTGGCCATGTAAACACATCAGAAAAAAGCGGCCCCAGCGGCCAAATTACCAAGTAGCACACAAAAACTACCGGCAAGCATGTGTGATTATGGCTAAGTCGATGATTATGCCAACTGCAATTGCCGAAATGTGTCACGCCGAATTGTCTGCATGGCTAGAAACTGTGTTTGAGAGTCTCGGCATCAGTGACGAAGGGGTTGTTATTTCTCAAAGACGGAAAAAGCCCAGTGAGAAATCTGCCGCTACCGAGACTTAATATCCTCAGTTAAACTAAAAGCCTCATCGTGTGATGGGGCTTTGTTTTACTTAATTAGGGGAGTTGTAATGAGAAACATATTAGTCTTGTTAATTGCATCTATGCTCGCTGCATGTGGGGCCGAAAAGCAGCAAGAATCTAATGAAGCATCATCTGTTGCGGTAGCAAACTGTCAGAAGCCCATAGGGATTAATGTTGATGATTTATTGGCAAACATGGGAGAGGGTTTGAAAAAAGCAGGTTTATCGGCAGAAGTGATAAATAAAAATGTAGTTAAAAATGAATGCGGCTATAAACTTGATATTGAAACGAAATACGGTTTTACCTCCATTGATATGAATGAGTCAAAACAGGTTCTGACTTTGGCATCTGGGTATATTAAAAGCGATAATACCAACGAAAATGTGAATAAAATGCTGGCCTCGATTCAAATCATGGTTTCTCCATATTTAAACAAACCAGACGCTGAGCGAAGTGAGCTCTGGCGAGAGCTATTTGGAAGCATTACTGGAACTATCGCACAAGCCAAAGATAATGGGGAGCATTCGAGTGAATTTAATTTTGAAGATAATATTTATCATGTAGCCTCTGAGAAAAATAGTAATGTTGTGGGGGTGGGGTTAAAAGCAAAATAAAACGGTACCACTGAAACACTTCCCATCCTCTGTGGACAGCCTTTAAGCGACAATTAACCATGTGTTATTGACCGTTTAAAGGCTATTTTTATGGCTGGTGGAAATATGAAATTGCTACTAACGCTGGCAGCCAAGGAGGCTGGGGTTAGCCGTGCGTTGAAGCAAATGGAAGACAATATCAAACGCACTGCGACAGCAGCTGTGCAAGAAAGTGAGAAAGCCGGTCGCGCACAAGAAAATATCATCCGCCGCACTGAGCGAGAAAACAGGCAAGCCAGCGCCGCGCGCGCCCGGTTGGGCGTCCGTTCTGAAAGGGATATTCAAAGGGAGATTCTGCGCACCCAACAAGCCTACACCGCATTGTCCCGCAGTGGTAAGGCATCACAAAATGAATTACAACGCGCGGCTAAAGCATCCCGTCTTCGCATTCGAGAATTAAATGAAGAGCTCGGGCGCTCATCAAAACTGCAAAAAGGCATGCAGATCGGTGGCGCGGCCATTGCAGCCACGGCAGCGGCTGGCGCTGTTCTCAAGCCCGCAATGGATGACCAAAAACAATTACAAGCCAATGTCACTCAAGTGGCGTGGCAGGCATTTGGTGAAGACAACACAAAATCCGCCGACTGGATTGCAACTAAGGGCAAGAAGCAAATTAAGGATTTGGTCACACAATTGGTCAGGGAAAATGGTGGCAATGCCGATGTAGGACTGGATTTAATTAACAGCATGATGGCAAACGGCATGAGTTTCAACGAAGCAAAAAGTAGCTCGCGAGAATCTTACAAAGCCATGATTGCATCTGCAGAAAGACCAGGACAATATAATCCCGAAGATACTGCAAAACTCATGAAAGTTTTGTCGGATTATGGGTTTAAAAATGCAGATTTAGGGCAAGCGTTTGAGCACGCAATGAAGTCAGGCATGCAGGGTAATTTTGAAATTGCAGATATGGTACGAGAATTGCCAGCATTGCTGCCTGCCGCAAAATCATCAGGCTTGAGCGGCATGCAAGGATTTGATTATCTTCTTTCTATGCTGCAGTCCTCATCTAATAAAGCTGGCTCAAATAGCGAAGCTGCCAATAACATCAGAAATTTATTAGAAAAAACGTTATCTGCTGACACAACAAAACGACTTAAAAAAATGGCTCACCCTACCGAACCGGGAAAGGGTATAGATTGGCAGGGATCGGTTTTGAAAGGCGCTGGCAACGGTGAAAATGCGGTGGAAGTGCTGGCACGCTTGGCTGATACCATGCTGGCTCGTGATAAAGAATATCAAAGCCTCAAACTTAAAGCAGACGGCGGAGACAAAACAGCAGCAAATCAAATGAATATTATGAAAGGTTTTGTGCTGTCATCATTGCTGCCGGACATTCAAGCAAAAGCAGGTTTAAATGCTGCAGTAGATTCCAAGCAAATGCAAGAATATATTCAAGGTTTATTGGAGCTAAAGCCAGCAGACAGTTTAGTTAAAAAAAATATTGATGTAAAAAGTCGCGATGATCTCTTTAAGCAAGAAAGAGACACATCTTTGGCCATGCTTGGTCGTTCCGATACCACCGATCCATTAAATAATTTACAGTCGAAATGGACCGCATTTACAGCTGAATTCCCCAATGCAACATTGGCTTTAACAGCTCTTGCTGCGGCAGCAACCGCGGCGAGTGGTGCGTTGGGGCTCATGGCATTAATGGGCGGTGGTAAAGGTGCAGTGGGCGGAATATTAAAAGGTGGTGCATCTACAGCTGGCCAAGTATTGAAAGGCGGAGCCTCAAAAGTGGGAGGTTTACTTAAATGGGGTGGTCGGATGTTGGGCGGCGGTGGCCGGTTTTTACTCAACTCCCCTAAATTGGGCATGGGTGGCTTTGGTGCTGGCCTACTCTTTCACTCAGAGAGTTTAAATGCCGGTGAAGATGAGCGGATGCGCAAAATGCGCATGCAAAACCCGCAAGTGCGTCCTCCATTATCAGCAGAAGCCATCCGTCGCCAGCAACAGCAGCAAGCCCTAGGCGGTGGCCAAGCAGGTAAAGCTGCGACTGGACAGCCTCCTCAATTGCCGGTTGAAAAAATGCAGCCGATGTTCATAAAACAAACCGCCGATTTTCAGGCAGCCATGCAGACTAATACCGCCACATTGGGCGGCCAGCTTGATCGCATCAATGGCACGCTGGCCAGCCAGCAGCAAACCATTCAAAACAACATCAGCGTAACCCTCGATGGCCGAGTGGTTGCCGAACAAGTTTCGCGCCAGCAGTACTCAATGTTTAATCGCGGAGGTGCGCAATGAGCATGTGGTACAACAATTTGCAACCCGCATCCTATAAAGGCACCGCATTTGATGTGCTGTCGGTTGATGATCGCAACGAAAAAGCATTGGCAGAGCACGCGCGGCCGTTTGTGAACGGCATTGATTTGGAGGATATGGGCACACAGGGGCGTCAATGCCAAGTATCGGCCGTGTATTACGGCTTGGGCTTTGATGCCAAAATGGTGGCGCTGATGAATGCGCTCGAAGAGCAAGGCGCTGGCGTGCTTGTGCATCCGTTTTTCGGGCGCATGCAGAACATGATTGCTTCGTCATGGTCATTTCACACCGAAGCAGATATGGTCAATTATGTGGCGCTGGATATTACTTTTCGGGAAGCCACCGAGGCCCAGCCGATATTTGTGTTTGAAAATGCATGGCTGGCCAAATTAGAAGACATTTTGGATACACTCAACGGCTACATTGACCAAGTGCTTGAGTATGTTGATTTGGCCATCGCCGTTAAAAATGGTGTTTCGGCGATTTGGGGCAGTGCTTTGGGTTTGTGGTCTGGGTTAAAAGGCGTGGTTGCAGCGGTACGCAATGCTTTTGATTTAGACAGCACAAAATATCCCGATGGTGGGAGCTATTCAACATCAGCATTCAGTACTGCTAGCGCGTCACAAGCCGCTCAGCTGGCCACGATGTTGGATGTTGGGCTGAGTGCTGAGGCAGCCCAGGGCGAGAGCGTGCTCGGTGCTCGCCAGCGCTATGACGCCACTGCGGATAAGGTGACCGAAATTACTGCATTGCCATCCAGTATTTTGACGGGGCAAGGTGACAGCAGTGATGTGGCCACGCGCCGAATTCACAAAGTTACAGAGCGGCAAATGCAGCCGATTGCACAACTGTTGGCGCTGATTAATATTGGGATATTAATCAGAATTTCGGTTGAGCTAATTGAAAATGACAGTGACACCATCACCGCCACTGAATTGATGCACGTTAATAATAACCTGCGAAATCGTATCCAGACACAAATTGATGCTTTGCGTGCAACCTACACGCTGGCCGAAGCTGCCAAGAGCCCGCAGGCTACTGCTCTGTATACCAGTACCAATCAGACGATTGAACTCTTGCGTCAATCAGCATCTCAATTCAATGCCTTGGTGTTGGCGCTGATTGCACAAAAGCCACCGCTGCGTGTGCGGCAAGCCGAGTTTGACGGCACCATTCACCAGTTTGCGCATGCCTTTTATGCTGATATTGGTCGTACTGAAGAATTGATGCGGCTCAACCCGCACTTGACCCACCCTAGCTTTATCAGCCGCGGCGACTGGATGAACTACTATGTCAAATAAAACCCCATACCCATACGGCAATACTGTGGTGGTGCGCATTGGCGGCAAGGAGCACAAGGATTGGCAAAGCTATGACATCGACAGTGACTTTCTGATTCCGGCCGATGCATTCAATTTTGAGACTGGTTTGGCCATGGCACAAACATCGGTTGAAGATTACAGCGGTGATCAGTGTGAAGTTGTTATTAATGACCAGGTGGTCATGACGGGCATTATCGGCAATCAGGTTAAAACAGTCAGCAAAGGGAATCGTCAAATCACACTCTCTGGCCGCGATCTGGCTGGGCTGCTTGTGGATTGCTCCGCCCCTCAAATTAACGTCAAGGGTATGACGGTATTGGCCGCTGCTAAAAAACTGGCCGCAGGCTGGACACAAATCAAAAGCGTGGTGTTGAAATCAGAGAAGAACCCCACACTGGACAAGATTGACATCGAGCCAGGCGAAACCGTCTGGCAGGCGCTGACTAAGGTAGCCAATAGCGTGGGTTTACATCCTTGGTTTGAGCCCAACGGCACGTTGGTGATTGGTGGCCCTGATTATTCAAGCAAGCCAGTGGCTACACTCTGCCACAGTCGCACAGACACACGTCACAACATTCAGAGCATTCAGGTTGAGCACGATACCGAGAGCCGTTTTTCAGAAGTGACCTTTCTTGGGCAAAGCCATGGGCGGGCTGGCAATAGCAGTAAACACGATTTAAAGTGGGTTTATAAAGACCCCACTATGACATTGCATAAACCGAAAACCGTGGTGGTGAGCGATGCTGAAAATTTAGATGCATTGCAAAAGCAGGCCAAAAAAATGTTGTCGGATTGGAAGCTAGACGGCTTTACGCTGACGATTACTGTGCCTGACCACAAAACCCAAGATGGTGTGTTGTGGCAGCCTGGTCAACGGGTGCATGTCATCGATGAAGAAGAAGGTATCGACGCGATTTTCTTTCTCATGGGTCGGCGCTTTATGCTCAGTCGTTACGATGGCACCACCACCGAATTGCGACTTAAAGAAGATGGTGTGTGGGTGCCTGATGCCTACGCTGAAAAATCAGAGAAAGCCCGTAAGCGGAAAGGCAAGAAAAAAGGCGTGACCAACAAAGCGAAAACCAGTAAATCCAAAAAGGCACCAACGGAGTTAGCGACGATATGAACCCCATTGCCAAGTTGGCCAAAAAAACCAAGGCTGTTGTGAATGATGCGAGCGATGCCATCCGCCAGGCGTTCCGTGGGAAGTTGACACTGGTGAACAGCGGCGAGAACGTGCAACGTGCCCAGGTATCTGGGCTGGCTGACGAAACACTGCAAGACATCGAACACATGCAGCAATTCGGTTTCACCAGTAACCCCCCACCTGGCACTGAAGTGGTTGTGATCCCGCTGGGCGGTGCTACCAGCCATGGCATTATTGTGGCCACAGAAAACGGCAGCTATCGCGTTAAATCGTTGGCATCTGGTGAAGTGTCTGTATACAACCAAGATGGCGCCTCAATTACGCTGAAGAAAGGACGCATCATTGATATTGACTGTGAAAAATTGAATATCAAAGCGCCCAGCGGTGTTGATATTGATGCGCCCAATGTTAATTGCACACAGGAAGTTACAGCGGCTGGCCAAATCAATGGCAATGGCGGGCTGGCTATTCAAGGCGGTAGTGGGGCCAGTTTCAACGGCAACATTGCTCAAAGCGGCGGTAGCTACACCACAGATGGCGATGTCACTGCTAGTGGTATCAGCTTGCATGGTCATGACCATGTCGCGGGGGTAGGCAAGCCAGTCTAATTTAAATCAGTTAACCCATTTCAGGCAGCCCAGTGCTGCCTCTTTTTATATCTGCACCCACTGAAGCGCTTCCTATGCTACTGCCCAATTGGCAGCGGCATAATGGGCACATGGACAGAGCACTTGACCCCAGCACCGGCGATTACACCGGCAGCACCTTGGATAACCTGCAAAATGCGGTGTACATCCGCTTGATGACACCTTTGGGCGATTATTGGGCAGACCCAGCGCTGGGTTCATTGCTTCACTTAATCCAGCGTGAAAAAGATTTAACCCGTGTTGGCATGTTGGCTCGTCAATATGCACAAGAGGCCTTGCAGCCGATTGTCGATGACGGACGTGCGAGCGAGATAACGATCACAGAAACGCAACCGCATAACGGCTATTTGTATTTACACATCCAAATTGATACAGCAGCTGGTGAAAAATACAGCTATGAACACCCTGTAAAAGTGATTTAAATAAGGTTTAATCATGAGCCAAATCCCGACATTTGAAGAAATTCGCAGCGCGATTTTGCGTGATTTGGTGTCATTGCAGCCAAACGCCGATACCAGCACAGACAGTGACAACTACATTCGCGCAAGTGTGCTCGCCAGTTGCGCTGTTGGGCAATACGCACATCAAGCATGGGTATTGCGTCAGTTTTTCCCTGATACGGCAGATACTGCATATTTAGAGCGCCACTGTAACCTGCGTGGCATTCGCCGCAAAAATGCGACCTATGCCAGCGGCACCGCCACGGCCAGCGGTGTGGCCGGTTCCGTCATTACCGCCGGTGCACAAATCAAGTGCGGTGATGTGTTCTATACCACGCAAACCGATGCCACGATGGACGCGACGGGCACTGCAACGGTAGACATCATTGCCACTGCGGCCGGAGCCGTTTACAACCAAACCAACCAATCGGCGCAATTCATGGCTGCGCCCAACGGCGTAGCCACTGATTTGATACTGATTGAAGCCGTGGGCGGCACAGACCAAGAAACAGATGCGGCGTTGCTTTCCCGTTTGCTTGAGCTTTTGCGTCGCCCCGCCGCGGGCGGCAATAAATACGATTACAAAAACTGGGCATTGAGTGTTGATGGTGTGTCCAGTGCCTATGTGTACCCACTGCGGCGCGGCTTGGGTACGGTTGATATTGTCATTACCAGCGCGGGCAATGTGCCGAGTGATGAGATTGTGGCCGCCACTCAAGCCTACATCGATTCTGTGCGCCCGGTTACGGCTAAAAATAGCTTGGTCATTAAGCCAGACGTAACGCTGGTCAACATTCATGCCGCCGTTAAATTGTCCGGTACCACCTTGGCCAGCGCCACTGCTGATATTCAGGCAGCCTTGCAAGAGTATTTCTCGGCCATTCAGCCTGGTGACGGCATCATTGCTTCGCAGTTGGAGGCCGTGATTAGTGATGTCACTGGTGTGATTGACCGCAGCATGACCATGCCCGCTGGCAACATGGATGCTGACATGGAAAGCAAGATTGAATGGTTCATGCTTGGCAACGTGATAATTGAGTCGATGTAATGGGTTATTCCGATACATTACTTCGACTTTTGCCACCGGTTTCTTATAACCGCACTGCATCAGGCATTAGAACCGCAGCAGAAATCGACGGCAATTGCTTGGATGGTGTGCAGTCAAGTGCAAGCCGAATTTTAGGTGTTATTAACCCAAGAACATCAGGCAACTATATTTTGCGATGGGAACAAGAGTTCGGCTTGAGCAGCGTTGGTCTAAACGCACAGCAACGCATCCAAGCTGTGCTTGCAAAGTTAAACGAAATTGGCGGATTAAGTATCCCGTATTTTAAGCAGCTCGCAGCATCCATTGGCTACAGCATAACGATAACAGAACCACAGCCGTTTCGCGCTGGCGTTAATCGCGCCGGTGACCGGCTCGCACGTGAGGACATCATGTGGGTGTGGTGGGTGAATGTTAATAATGCAAACAGTCAGGCCGCTTACTTTCGAGCTGGCGTATCAGCTGCAGGCGACAGATTGACAGACTATGGTGATGCAGTCATTGAAACAATGTTTAGAAATTTAAAACCAGCTTTTACAGATATTAGATTTACTTATGAGGGCAAATAAATGTATCCGATAAAAACACAGGATAAGTTATTTCACGACGGCGACGGTATTACTGAGCTGGGTACCATTTTGCCTGCCTGGTATCTTAATCAAATACAAGCTGAATTGATTGCGATTTTACAAGATGCAGGTATTGAACCTGTCGAAGCAAAACAAAATCAGGTTCTTACGGCCATCAAAGATATTGTAGCTAAGAATGTACCAGCCGCAACAAGTGATAAAGCCGGCATTTTAAAAGTAATTAATAGCTTAACATCAGACGATGCCTTAAATGCATTGTCCGCAGCACAAGGCAAAGTGCTTGCGTCCATGGTTGCAGGCTCAATACTATTGCCGGGTGCAATACAATATTTTGCAATGCAAACC